CTAACCCCGTCACCAAAAGTAAGTACACAACCAAATCCTCCCGTATAAGTTTTCTCAAACACAGGTTGGCCGCCTCCTGAGGCTAGGTATAAGCTTTGAATTTCATTATACAAAGTGCCTCCGGATTCCGTAGAAGACACACCGATACTACCCTCAATAACAGGACCATCAGTGATGGTAAAAGTTTGTCGTTGCTGTAATCCTCCTCGGAAGGTTCCTTCAGCAGTTGTATGAGCTCCTTCTACTAACACCAATCCACTCGCATAGTTGGTTCCATTGAAATCCGCAGCTAATAAGGTTAAATCCTTAGAAAACAAATCTAAAGTTCCATTACTAAGCTGTTTGGTTATAGTGTAAGAAAGGGGAATGTTATTGCGTTCGTTTACAACATTAAGCTGTCTAGCAGCTTCGGCAATAACGACGGGAGTAGAAAACGAAGTTCCGGTAGGGAGTTCTAGTAGTCCTGTGGCTTTGGAGGCTGTCGGACCTTTCATACTTACACCGATTAGCTGTAAAAGTCTTTTTAAATTATCTTCATTTTTTACAGTGTCGATATACATTTCATTAGCTGTCATATCGGCTCGCAACGCTAAGACAGCCGCCATATAAGCGAACATTTCCAAAACCATTTGTCCTAGGTCGGAAGATGCAAAGTTGTTGTAATCGGTGGGGTATACTGCTTTCAAATAGTTTTGAAGAGCAGTTCGGTACTGGTCGAACCCATTTATATTGTAATCGATAAGGTCCGATTTTCTATCATCGGGAACATTACCTAATTTTAAGAAGTCTGACTCAATAGTACCGTCAAAGCCGGATACATTGTATAAGCCTTGAAAATAGCGAGCGAAGTTGGTTTGTGTCATAATTATACTAGAATTTCTATAAGTTCTGTGTTTAACAAATCATCTTTGGATTTGACAGCGAGTTTTATATTTATTTGATTATTTTCGTAATCTGGAACTACCGTAACACCTTCTACAATAACCCGAGGTTCATATTTGGCTATAGCATTTAATATCTGGGTTCTAAGTTTTTGTACAATATCGTCATTAAGTTGTTCAAAAACAGATGCACGTAAATCAGTCCCATAATCCGGTCTCATTACTCGGGAACCTCTCCCTGTTAAAATTAATTGAGTTACACAATCTCTTAAAGACCTAAGATTTTCATTTTGAGCTACGTATCCTCCAGCCCCTTCCAAACGCATTGGAAAAGCCATTCCAAAAATTTGTTTTTTGGAAGGTATTTCAAGATACTGTAAATCGAATTTAGACATAATTATGGTGATGGTAAAAGAATGTTTTTAAAGAATCCTTTCTGAGCTGTGTAGTTGGATTTTGCTTCATCTGTAGTTAGGGGTTTTGCATAAATCTTAAAACTACCGATGAATCCATCCAAGCCACTACGAGGTATCTCCCGTAAATCGGAAGAAGTGCCTAATTTGGAATTCGCTAGAGGAGGGGTGTGCTGTCCTACAATAAACTGACCTCCTCCGATGGTGACTGTAGAGACGTCCGTGGTTCCCGCAGGAAGATTTTGATGAGTATTGTTCGTGTTACTTCCCAAGAATCCCATCGGACGGTAGTTGGTTCCAGGAACTTTGGGCATATTATCAGAATAGCCGCCACCTATAATCCATGGGGTAAACACAGGGAATGCAACTCTCTCAGGGGTAACCCTTTCATCGTAAACGGTGTTTCCTAAAAAGCTTTCTGTTGTCGGGTCATTGAAAGTAACGGTGTCCGTATTACCCGCTCGTTTTATTTTAACTGCGGTAGGTAGTACGGTTTGGGAAGGAGGTCCTCCTAAAACATCTCCTAACGAAGAGGTTCTGAGTAATTCTCCGTCAAGATTAAATCTAACTTCGTCTTGGTCGTAGTCGAACGCAATACTAAAGTGATGGTACGCACTGCTCACGTCTCCTATTTGCGTACCACTAGAATTAGTGACCGAGCTGGGGATAAACATGCCTACCTGAGTAACGTCATCTTGTTTAGGACCTCTAATATCAGAGCCCCACTTTTCTGCGATACATACGCTATGACCCCAGCTAGTGTCGGGATTAACATCAGGTATGGTTTGGTTTTGTCCTACGGTGGGAGCTATGAAAAATTCTAATCCGCTAGAAGGGTAAGTGTGGTCAGAAGAACCGTTGGGTGAGCCTTGGTCTCTCCAGCCTATCATCATACCTATCGTTCTTTGTTCGTCGGTTCCTCCCGCCGCTATACCCGTACTTGTTTTAGTTTTAGATTGGGTGGAGGCAGCGATATAATTACCATTAGCAGGACCGCTATTTTCGTTAGAAAACACAAGCTTGTAACGATGGTAATCCGTCATACTACGGTGAATCAAAGGGACATACGCCCAGAAGTCCAACGTAACCCCTTTTTGAGAGTAAAATAAATTGTCCAAAGGATTAGAACCTCGATATGGAGTGTTGTAAGTAACATAATCTTTGGTAATATTAGGAAGCCGAGCGTAAGAGCCTTTTACATCCGCCCATAAAGCGTTCATACTGGTTCTCTCATCAAACAGAGTTCCTCCAAAATAAGCCTGTCCGACTCCTGAAGGAAAAACAAAAGATTTATCGTACCCTACAAGTTTAGCATCCAGACGAGTAGAACCCTCCGCCGCATTATTTAACGCATAAAGGTTGCCCGACGGTTCCGTGATTGCATCAGGGTCCAAGAAATTATAACAGATTAACAAATCGTCAGAAACTATATCGTCAGTAAGCGATTTGTATAGAGGAGTTGTGGCACTTAAGCTTCCACTACTTTCTCTATGAACCCAATCTCCATACCCAATCATATCTACGGCTAAAGAATCTACCGACGTATTAGGTACGTTTGGAGGTGCTACTACGTAACGCGCTTGGAACGGGGCAATAACCGTATCTAAAT